CGTCTCGCTTCTCGTTACACAAAAGCTTTGGCGCGTAGCATGGCCAACACCAAACAGGTGAAGGGTGCAGCTACCTTGAACAATGCTTTTGATAGCTCGTTTACGGGCGGCGATGGTAAAGAGCTTTGTGCTACGGATCATCCTCTTGTGAATAACAATGATCTTCGCAACGAGCCTAGCACGGCTGCTGACTTGAACGAAACGAGCCTTGAGAATGCTCTTATTGACATTGCAGCTTTTGTTGATGAGCGCGGCCTTAAAGTCTCGGTACGTGGGCAAAAGATGATTGTTCCTCCCGCGCTACAGTTCGTAGCGGATCGTCTTCTTGAGTCCACTCTTCGTCCAGGTACGGCGGATAACGACATTAATGCCACGCGGAACATGGGAATGCTTCCGCAAGGCTATGTCGCTAACCACTATCTTACGGATACTGACGCATGGTTTATCAAAACCGATGCTCCAAGAGGATTTATCCACTTCGAGCGGATGCCGATGTCCACTAAGATGGAAGGCGATTTCGATACCGGTAATGTGAGATTCAAAGCCCGCGAGCGTTATAGCTTTGGGTGGTCGGATCCACGTTGTGTATTTGGATCTCCTGGCGCGTAAAGAATACGGGGAGAGGGAAACCTCTCCCCATTTTCTGGGATTTTATAGCCCTAGCGACTGGCCCAGCAGACGCTTACAAGACACTGGGGCAAAACCTTTGTAAGGAGGTAGCCAAATGGCTAACACAACTTTCAGCGGAGCCGTTCGTTCAGAGAATGGCTTCAAAGTTATAAATATAGCCTCGACAACTGGGGTTGTTACCGAAACCTCTTCTGTTGCTTCTACTGGTATTTTCACCAACAAGTATATCAAGCATGTTGGTTATGCGACAGGTGTTACAGTGAACTCTACGGCTGGCGACAGCCCCGCTATTGGTGAGTTTACTCAACCCGCTAATACCATTATGACCAATATCAAGATTTTTTGCGCTACGGCTCCTGTAATTGGAACGGGCGATATTGGTTACGAGGTTGGAACATCGAGTTCCGGCGCACAGATTGTCGCGGCAGTCACGGATCAGATCTTGGATGGTGGCACGACTGTTGTAGTGGGCAACGTGACGTTGCCTTCTCTGGTTACACAGACTGAAAGTGGAACAACGGCTCCCGCATCCGTGCAGTATACTTCCGCAGAAAGAACGATCTACTGCAACATTACCAACACGGCAGATGCTACCACGGCTGGTTCGTTCACCTTTATTATTGAATATGTGCAAATTGCATAGAGGAATTGGGGATAACCCCCAAGTGTAAGATGATGGTCTTATCAGGAGATATTAAGGAGTAGGCTATGGCCGATACTTTTACCGAGAAGATCATCGAGGACGGCCCTCGAAGACTAGTCAAATCTTTTGCTTACACCTATGTTGATACTGGCCAGAGTGCTGTTTTGGCAGTGGATGTTTCTGGCCTATCATCTCTTCAAGACGGCACCGCTTGCAGCGGTCTTCGTATTAACAGGATATGGTTTAGCACCATTGGTTTGTCCGTGAAGATTCTATGGGATGCCAGCACCGATACATTGGCAGTTGAGCTTCCTTCTGGTTACCAGGGAGACTTCGACTTTTCTTCTTTTGGGGGTCTTCTTAACAGTGCTTCTAGTCCCACGGGAGATTTGAGATTCACTACAGTAGGACACGGGGCTGCTGACACATACGCGATAGTGCTGGATTGTGTTAAAGAGTTCTAAAAAGAATGAGCGACATCGAGCGTAAGAACGAACTTGAACTCGTTGAGATAAGAGGAGAATTACGATTATTATCGGAAAAGATTGATGTACTCAAGAATAACGATCTTCGTCATATCCAAAAATCAATAGACACATTCAATAAAATTCTATGGGCAGTTGGATTACTTATTCTTGCACAATTGGCCGTTGGGATTAGATTAGCTGTTTTTAGTTAAGGAGTAAGATATGGCGACTTCTGGATCGGTTAATTTCAATCTGGACATGGCCGAGATAACAGAGGAAGCCTTTGAGCGCTGCGGCCTTGAACTTCGTACTGGTTACGATTCAAAAACGGCGCGCCGATCTCTAAGTTTGCTTTTTGCGGATTGGTCCAATAGAGGTCTTAACCTTTGGACTATTGAGCAAATCACTCAAACCGTCGCTCAACTATCAACCTCATCAGCCGTTGCCACTTATCCTATTGGTGCCATTACCATGACCGTAGGCGCCTCTGGATCATTTTCCGTTGGCGAGACAATAACCGGGGGGACCAGCGAAGCTACTGCTGATATTATAACCAAGCCATCTTCAACTACTCTGACTTTAACTATTCCGAGTGGAACATTTTCTGCTTCAGAGACGATAACTGGATCTTCAAGTTCTGCTACGACAACTGTTTCGGCTGCTCTTAGTTTGTCCGATGTTCAATCCACTGTGGATGTTCTTGAAGTCGTTCTCCGCAGAAGCAGTGAAGATGTCGGCATGACTAGAATTAGCCGGCAAGAGTATTTGAGCATACCATCAAAGACCACTCAGGGCCGACCTACTCAATTTTATATAAATCGTCAAATCACTCCCACATTGACGATCTGGCCTGTTCCCGAGAATTCAACAGATTCTTTGATCTACTACAGAGTAAAACGTATCGAGGATGCTGATGCCGCTACCAATAATCCAGACATACCTTTTAGGTTTCTGCCATGTCTTGTCGCTGGCTTGGCGTATCATATCTCGCTTAAAAAGGCTCCTCAAAGGACTCAGATCTTAAAGATGTTTTATGAGGAGGAATTTGAAAGGGCTGCATCACAGGATATTGATCACGGCATTCCGCTTCGTCTTGTTCCAACCTATCAGTCATTGAGGGTATAAGATGCCTAGATATGCTGGAGGAAAATATGCCCTTGGAATATCGGATCGGTCAGGACGCGCTTACCATTTAACCGGCATGATTAAAGAATGGAATGGTTTATTAGTTGGAAGAGATGAGTTTGAGGCAAAGCAGCCACAACTGGATCCCAGGCATCATATTACCGATCCCCAAGCATTAAGGATAAGCCGCCCTGATAGGACTGAACCCGCCACAACCGTTCTTCTCCCGTTTAACCCTTTTAAGTCTGGGAGCAGTGGATCAGCCGTCATCACCGTTACGGAACCAGGACATGGAAGAAGTACAGGAGATACAGTGCGCTTTAGAAAAGTGGAAGCTTTTGATGGGTTTACTGAGAGCGCCATAGAGAATGCTAGCGGATTTTCCATCACGAAAGTTGATTCCGATAGTTATACTTTTACTTCTGGCAGTGGAACGGCTACCACGGGAAATATCAAAGGGGGCGGTGGATTTGCTTCAGCCGGTCCTGTAACGGTGAGTGCGTAATATGGCTTTTACATTCACAACCTTAAAGACGGCTATTCAGGATTATACCCAGAATACGGAGACTACTTTTACGAGCCAGCTATCAAGATTTATCATAAATTCCGAAGAGAGAATTTTAAAGGAATGTCAGCTTGATGTTTTTCGTAAGAATGTGTCTGGATCATTAACAAGTAGCGTAAAATTCTTAACCAAACCGACTGATTTCCTTGCACCCTTTTCTTTAAGCGTGGTGATTAGCTCAGAGAACAAATTTCTTCTGTACAAGCATGTAACTTTTGTTCAGGACTATACGCCAAACCCGGCTACTACAGGAGAACCGCTCTATTATGGGGATTGGAACGATGAAACTTTCATAATCGCCCCAACACCAGATTCAGGTTATACAACGGAACTTCATTATTTCTACAGACCTCAATCAATCACCGCATCTAGCGATGAAACCAGTTGGCTTGGGACAAATGCCGAATTAGCCCTTTTATATGGGTCTTTAGTAGAAGCCTACACCTTTATGAAAGGTGATGCAGACTTGTTAGGGCTGTATAACGCTAGATTTCAAGAAGCGTTACAATCATTGAAGAACCTTGGGGAAGGGAAACAAACCAGGGATGAATATCGCTATGACCGTCTTCGCAGAGAGGTCGCGTGATTAATCTTAAAGGAGCATCAGTAGCTTTAGTTGGATTAGGGGATTCTCAGAGGGAATACACCTCCTCCGTGGCTAATGGAGCAGAATACGATGAGGTGTGGGCGATAAATTCTATGCTGGCGCCCATTAAGCATGATCGAGTGTTTATGATGGATCCGCCGGCCAGGTTTTTTGATACCGATTTAGCTGGTAAGCAAACCTCCGCTCTTAGAAGAGAACTTCCTAAACACCCTGGTCCTATATATACATGCGAACTTGATAGTAGAGTTCCTGGAGCAGTTCTTTATCCTCTAGAAGAAATTATTGCAAAAACAGGTCTTTGTTATTTTAATAACACAGTCCCTTATGCGATAGCTTTTGCCATATATAATGAAATAGAAAACCTTTTCTTATATGGCATAGATTATTCTTACAAAACTAATCTACACATGGCTGAATCAGGGCGCGCGTGTGCGGAATTTTGGCTTTCGGCTGCTGTCGCAAGAGGTATGAAGGTAGATGTAGCTGCATCTTCGTCTCTTTTAGACACTGATGTTCCTATAGAGGAAAAGCTGTATGGATACCATAGGTTAGATGATCCACTGATAATGGATATAAAAGACGGTGCTCTTGCGCTGATCCAAAAATCCAACATTGAACCCCCAGAACCCTTGGATATTGAACCTGCTTTATACGAGCGAAATGATAAAGTCGTTTCGATGAAGAGGAAATCGTAATGTTTGATGTAAGTTCTTCTGTTTCTGTTGGGAATGTGGATGTACTCACAACTGATAATAAAGGTCATTCTATAGAGGAAGTTGCCCAGATGGCGGCGAATAGAATTCTTTATATTGCGGATGAAGCACCACCTCCCATACGAGATCAGGCTCAAGCATTCAAGGACACGCTAAAGCAGACCCTGATTTACTATATACAGCAAGCGGTAGAGCAAGACAGAGCAACAATTTGTGCTAAACTAAGACAGGGCGGTTATTCCGAGTTAGCGGATAATTTAAGGAGTTTGTAATATGGCTATAGCAGCGGCAATGTGTAGTTCATTCAAGAGTCAGGTCTTAACAGCCACACATAATTTTTCTGCTTCTGGAGGCAATAGTTTCAAATTGGCTTTATATGCGGAAGGTGGTGGTGGCAAAAGCAGCACCACAGCTACGCTAGGCGCAGCTACTACGGCTTTCACTACTACAGGCGAGGTGGCTTCTAGTGGAACCTATGTAACTGGAGGATTGGCTCTCACCAATATCGATCCCTCAACTACGGGAACTACAGGAATCACTGATTTTGCTGATAAGAGTTTCACAACGGCGACTATTACGGCTATGGGCGCTTTGATATATAACGATACAAACAGCGATAAGGCTGTTTGTGTTTTAGATTTCGGATCTAATAAAACCAGCACTGCCGGAACATTCACTATCGCGTTTCCAGCGGCTGATGCCAGTAATGCTATTATTAGAATTGCGTAGGGGATGTTAACTTGGCTGGATGGGGCAGAAGTACCTGGGGTTCTGGAACGTGGGGCGAACCCGTTGTTGCCAATGTTACAGTTAGTGTCACAGGTGTTTCGGCTACGGGAGCCGTTGGAACGGCTGTTGCATCGGGTAACATATCCTTCACTGTCACAGGTGTTTCGGCTACGGGAGCCGCAGGAACGGTTGTTGTCGCAGCAGGGGCAGGAATCACTGTCACAGGTGTTTCGGCTACGGGCGCAGTTGGAACGGTTGGAGTTAAGGGCGCAGGGAATGTTACCCTCACAGGGGTCGCGGGAACAGGCGCGATTGGGACTGTTGTTATATCGACTACTGTATCCGTCTCAGTTGACGGTGTATCGGCCACGGGCGCAATAGGTACGGTTAATATTTGGGGGATAATTGATGCATCACAGACACCTAATTTTTCAACAATTAGCACAACACAAAGTCCGAGTTGGTCCACCATTAGTACATCTCAAACCCCCGATTGGACGGAAATAGCGGCATAGGAATAGGATTATGGCTTCTTCATATTCAACAAGTCTCGGAATTGAAAAAATGGCGACCGGAGATCAGTCCGGGGCTTGGGGTACAACGAGTAATCATAACTGGGATATTATTGATCGCATCACTGCATATACTTCTGTTGCCATAACAACAAATGCGGATACGGCTACTCTTACTGTCAGGGAAGCCTCTCCGGGATCAGGAACCGAGAACCTTCAGGACGGAATGTACCGTGTGATTAAATTCACAGGGGCTTTGGATTCAACTTGTACGGTTACAATTGCTCCGAATACAGCCAAAGTATTTTTCATAATTATTAATGCCACGACAGATTCTGGGTCAAGCGGCCCGTATTCCATTATTCTGACACAAGGATCTGGAGCCAATGTCACGGTACAGAACGGCAACAATGCCGTTATATATTGTGACGGTGCTGGTAGTGGTGCTGTTGTAACGGATGCTTTAAGCGATTTACAGATTGGCAACGATCTCAGTCTGGTATCCGATTCAGCCGTTCTAAATATGGGAGCGGATAATGATATTACGATTACCCATGTTGCGGATGTAGGATTAAAATTAAAACAAGCTGGTGCAACGGGTGACGGTAGTCCCTTTGTTCTAACCCTGCAAACGGGTGAACTCGATATTGCAGCGGCTGATGTCCTGGGACAGATAGATTTTCAAGCCCCAGATGAGGCTACCGGCACAGCCGCGATTCTTGTCGCCGCTGGCATAGCAGCTATCTCAGAAGGGGATTTTAGCTCCAGTAGTAACGCCACTAAACTGAGTTTTAAAACTGCGTCAACTGCCGCTGCGGCTGAAACCATGTCTTTAAGTTCTGCCGGGTTACTTACTGTTGCGGATGACATTGTATTTAAAGACGGTGGAACAATAGGTGTAACCTCAGCCACAGATGCTATGACGGTTTCCTCTGCTGGTATTGTAACTTTTAAAGATGATATCTTAATCAAAGACGGTGGAACAATAGGTGTAACTTCGGCCACAGATGCTATGACGGTTTCTTCCGCTGGTATTGTAACTTTTAAAGATGATATCTTAATCAAAGATGGTGGAACAATAGGTGTGGCCTCAGCAACTACGGCAATGACGGTTTCTTCCGCTGGTATTGTAACTTTTGTAGATGATATTTTGCTTAAAACTGGCGGTACAATAGGAAATGCGGCTACAGCAGATTTAATACACTTAGCAACGGCTGAGACAGTATTTAACGAAGGTGGTTCTGATATAGATTTTCGTGTCGAAGGTGATACCAACGCTAATCTTCTTCATGTTAATGCGGGTTCTAATAGTGTTGGGATAGGAACTAATGAATCATCAGATCTTGAAATGCTGGAGGTACGAGACGGCACTTCCGCTGGAACTGCATATGATCTTATTAGGTTAGGTGGTGCTGGTAATAAGTCTGTAATACAGCGTATGTATCAGGAAGATGTGTCTACTTCAGCAGTAACGATTGCAACTGAAACGCAGTTAGGTTCAGGTGGTGGCATGACCTTTGTATCTGGAGGTGCCTCACCAAATCAATTCTCGGAATTGGTAGTTTGGTGTGTTTCCGGTGGAACTCCTGCTGTAGTTGGATCAGTGGAACAAGGATCACCATCTGCAAGAACATATAGTCAAAGCGGAGTAAATCTCCAGGTTGCGATTGGAACTGGTACGATAGATATGAATGTTACTACACTTTGGCATAGAACATAAAAGGAAACTTAAAAATGCATTTTTATGAAAATATCAATAGTGATGGATCTACTTCTGATTTGGAAGTCACTGTTAATGATACGGTAACGATTTATAAGGTGGCCCAGAGGGGGTTGAAATTTATCCAGAATCCCATGCAAGATACTATCTACGCTTCTTACCAATATGGAAATGTTCCAGATGAGGCAGGGGGATTTGTTGAGGTATATGAAACCAGAGCAACTATTCCCTCAGATGATCTAGGTGCGGTATATAGCAATTCTGATGTTGCGACTTGGATGGATAACAACGGAAAAAAACCCTTGTGAAAGGTCATTCTTTAAAGGAGGGGGGGAGTATGGAAGACAGTCAATCTATTTCAGCACAGGCTATTCTGGATGTTCTTCAAAGGGAAAAGGCTGAAATATCCAAGTCTTTAACTTTGGTTCGGGCTAGAAATCAAGAGTTGTTCAAGGAGGTTGTTCGTTTAACCGAGAAACTAAAAGAATCTGATATTGAGACAGATGATAATATTGTCTCAATAGATGATGCTTCCTAAAAATGCCTTTAGCTAAGATAACTTTTCGGCCTGGGGTAAATAAGGAAACTACCTCTTACGGCAATGAAAATGGATGGTTTGATTCCAACCTTATCCGTTTTAGGAAAGGTCGCCCTGAGAAGATGGGAGGATGGACGAAATTAAGTAGCGACACTATAGAAGGTACTGGTCGATCTCTGCATACTTGGGCTGCTTTGGACGGCAGTAAATATATGGGGCTGGGAACGCAAAAGAAATTCTATATAGAAGAGGGTACAGCTTATAACGATATAACTCCCATACGAAGTAGCGTAACCCTTGGTTCAGACCCTTTTAAGACCGCCGCCTCTGGTGGCGTTGTAACGGTGACTGCCGCAGCACACGGTGCGGTAGACGGTGATTTTGTAACATTCAGCGGTGCAACAGCAACTGACGGCATAACGGCAGCACAACTCAATACGGAACATGAACTAACCCTTATAAATTCTAATTCATACACCATAGACACGGGTGGAAGCGCCTCTTCTGGATCTACCGCTGGTGGCGGGAGTGCCGTCATAGCTTCCTACCAGATTAACATAGGGTTGGATTCTGAAGTTGGAGGTGTTGGGTGGGGGGCAGGTTTGTGGGGCGGCTATTCTGAAAGTTATTCAGAGACAACACTTAACGACAGTGGCGGGATAAATGCTTCGGTTACTTCCTTTACGTTAACAAGTGCGACTAACTTTGAAACTGCCGCCAGCACTATTTCGTCGGATGTTGCTCTTAATGCATCGTCCCTTCCTTTGGCCAGTTCTTCGGCGTTTCCCGGAGAGGGTACTGTTATTATAGGAAGTGAGAAAATACGCTATGGAACTAATGCCGGAAATATTCTTGGCGATTTAACGCGCGGAACCGATGGAACTACCGCAGCCGCTCACAGCAGTGGAGCAGCGATTACCTTTGTCGGATTAATTTTAATAGATGATGAGCTTATTCAGTACACGGGAAAAAGCTCCAATACCATTGATGCTGGCGTAGTGAGAGGGGTTCGAGGAACAACGGCTGCTGCTCACAATGATGGCGCAGATGTCCGGGAAGCTAACAACTTTGTTCCATGGGGAGAAAGTGCCTCTGTTGCCTCCACATCTTCTGGTACTCTTCGTTTGTGGTCGCAGGACAACTGGGGAGAGGACTTGGTTTTATGTCCCTTAAACGATGCCCCGTATTACTGGGATAAAACACTCGGACTAGGCGCCAGGGCAACAACTTTTGCTTCCCAAACAGGCGCTTCGGATGCACCGACGATAACGCGCCATATTATGGTTTCAACTACAGATAGACATATAATTTGTCTCGGATGCAATCCCTTATCAGAGACTGGCCAAGACTTATTGCAGATCAGATGGTGCGATCAGGAAAATCCTTTTGACTGGACTCCTTCCGCCACCAACACAGCCGGTGGTCAACGCCTATCTTCAGGATCGGAAATAATTGCCGCTGCAAAAGGTCGCCAAGAAATCCTTATCTGGACGGATGCAAACCTACACGCCATGCGATTTACGGGTGCGCCCTTTACTTTCGGGATTTCTTTAGTTGGAAGCAACGTCTCCGCTATAAGCCCAAATGCTATTGTGTCTGTAGGGGATAAAATATTTTGGATGGATACGGAAAACTTCTATGTGTACACAGGACGTGTACAGGTGATTCCTTGCACTGTTCTTCGTTATTTGTTCGATGACGTAAATCTAGATCAATCGTATAAGTTTTTCGCGGCTTCCAATAAAATATTTGATGAGGTTTTATGGTTCTATGTATCTTCGGATGCAACCGAAATAGACCGATATATTAAGTTCAATTACACCGAAAATACTTGGGATATTGGAACCTTACAGAGAACCGCTTGGGTGGATCATACTGTTCACACACGGCCAAGAGCCTGTGGTCTCTCGGATAGTTCAAATGCTGTATTTGTTCACGAAAGCGGAGAAAGTGATGACGGTTCCGCGATGTCTTCATATATTGAATCGTCCGATTTTGATATAGGAGACGGGGAACAGTTTATGTTTGTAAATAGGCTTATCCCGGATATAGACATAACAGGAACGGATTCCACCGTTAATTATGTCTTAAAAACACGAAATTTCCCTGGTGATTCCCTAGCAACCAATTCCACTAATTCTGTTAGTGCGACCACGCAAGAATCTTTTGTACGTGCTAGAGCGCGTCAAGCTGTAGTGCGAATTGAAAGCAGCGAGATTAACATAGCGTGGACCACGGGCGATCTCCGCATGGATATTCGTCCAGATGGCAGAAGATAATGGCTAGATTACTTGATCATAGCTTCCCGGATGCTCCCACAGAGTATGATCCGGATACTTGGCAAAGAGTATTGCGGGATCTTGAAATGTCTCTTACGAAAACGGAGATTCCTTCCGAGATAGAGGGCAAGGACGAAAATAATGCGTTAACTTGGTTTGTAGCCTAAGATGGCTAGTTTCTATAAAAATGCTAAGGTAGACTTAACCTCTACTGATGTGACAACGCTTTACACGGCGCCTGCGGCAACCACGGCTATCTTCCGGTCTTTGGTGGTGGCTGACGATAGTGGATCGACTTCCACTATAACGGTGACTGTCACTGATTCTGCTTCGGCAGTGTTTGTACTTTATAATGTGAAAGCAACGACAGCAAATGGAACGGTTGAACTTTTGACGCAGCCTTTGGTTATTCAAGAATCTGAAGTATTGAAGGTAACTGCCGCGAATGCAAACAGGTTACATGTGATTGGCAGCTTTTTGGAAATGACTTGATTATGTTAGAGGGATTCTAATGGCATATACATCACCCAAATTTAAGGGAGAGCCTTCGGCAGAGGCTCTTGCCAACGGATTAGCCACACTTGGGCGGTATGGCGATGAGTATATGGTCCATGCTTCAGATGGCGAGACCCTTATCCCAGGAGAGATATTTGACGCGAATCCAAAACTGAAAGAAGATTTGTTTGCTCAAATGCGGAAGATGGGTGTTCAAGACCCTAACCGTTTTGTTGTTGGCAATAGCCTCAACTCCATAAATCCCATAACCGGACAGCCAGAATTCTTTTTCAAGAAGATATTCAAGGCTGTTAAGAACATATTCAAGAAGGCGTTGCCTATTATTGCTCCCATAGTGGGCAATATGATCGCACCCGGCATTGGTGGACTTATCGCTTCAGGTCTAACCACAAAGTTGCAAGGCGGTTCATGGGGCGATGTCGCTAAAAACGTGGCCCTAACCTATGGGATAGGTGCTTTAGGGCAAGGACTTACAAGCGGCAAAGGCTTTATGACAGGTCTTGGGGAAGGACTTACGGCCCCCTGGCACGCTGGAAAGGCACTTTTCGGCGGCGGTCCAAAGAATCCGCTTGCTCAAGGCATTTTTGGAAGCGGGAAGGCTCTGGATCTAGGATTAGGCTTCTCTGGTGGACCTACGGCACAACAAACAGCATTTGACTCCGAAACGCTTGGCGACATATTCCCGACTTACCAACGCAATCCTGAGATGGCACAGGTAAGAAGTCCTGCTTATTACAACACGCGCCCAGATGTAAGGATGGGAATAGCTGGCATGGGAACTCCTACTGGTCAGATAGAACCTATGATGACGGCACAGGGAAAAACTCCTGCTTATTACAACACCCGCCCAAGTGTAAAGATGGGAGCCGTTCCTACTGTTTCCCCGTATGATGCTCAAGGAGGAAAACCGCTGCCTTTCA